GCAGCAAGTGGGATACCCGCAAGACGGGTACCGAGGCTTATACCAACGGCGTCTACGAAGCATACGCGGCCGCGGCACAAACCCAAGGTCAGAGGACTGACTTACTAGCGGTTCAAGCAGCCATCGACGACGGTGCGTCTCTAGCTGACATAATTAAGGATCATTTTACTACCTGGGCTAAATACGACAGGTTCCTTAGACAGTACCATACTGACCATACTCAATCTAAATTTAAGCAGACCTTAATAACCCAGACATCTGGGACGAAATTGAGAGACTGGCAGACCAAGCTGCTAGACTCGCTGGTAGGAGACCCGCTCCCCCGCAAAGTCCGCTGGTGGTGGGAAGACCGTGGGAACGTGGGCAAGAGTTTCATGGGGAATCACCTCCGCCTGCACCACGACGCCATCGTGGTACAGATGATGAAGAAGGCGGACATGTGCCACCTACTTACGAAGATGCCGCCCACGACGTCATCCGTCGTCTTCGACTTGACGAGATCACACGAGGCTGGGGCGGTATCGGTAGTGTATGAGATGCTAGAGATGCTAGGCAATGGATATATTTGCTCAGGCAAATATGACAGTCAGGCAGTAGACCTGCCTAAGTTAAATCTTATAGTTTTCTCTAACTTTGCGCCAGATTTAAGTGCTTTAAGTCAAGATAGGTGGGATATTAACAAAATATTAACTATCTAATGTTTACAGTATTTACATTTAGGTTTGTAATAAAAACCCATGGTTTGTTTTAATCTTTTTCGGGCTGCTTGCTTGTTGACGTAAGCCCGGTTTTTATACACAGGCCTAGGTATGGTACGACCATAGAAATGGCGAGGACTTCTAGTATCGACATAGCCCTTAGGCGGTCTGCGGTTGTACGGCATGCCTGCGCAGGTAATTATGACCTGCGCCCAACACGAAACCAGTTGTTCGGCGATTGCCTATCATACCACCATGAAGCACCAAAAGCGGCTTCAGGTTCAGTAGGTGCAACGCCATCCAGTGTCGCAACACTGTGCCAATAGGTACCGTCTAACTCATATGTCAACCATTGAGTCCCAGTTGGCGAATTCCCGGCAACTGCATACCTATTAGTATTAGGTTCTATAGCCTGAGCCTCCGCCAAGGTCAGGATAGGATCTTGTGGATCAGGGTCAGGGTCAGGCGCCGGACCCCCTCACTCGATAAAGTTCGTAGTAGGCAGTGACCCTCCGCGGTACATGCTACAATGGACCTTGCCATCAGTAACATAATCAAACGCCACAGTAACAGCTTCGTTACCTGTGGTCTTAATAGTAGGAAGAAGACACATTAGAAATGAGCTTCCCATTGGGGGATATTTACCCTCATTACCACCAACGATAACCTGAGTAATATCCCTAACTAACTTACGAAGAGGACCATCATAAGTAAACTTGGTTTTAAACACCTTAAAACCACCCGGAGGAAAACGAACGACGCCCTTACTCTGTGCATTAGAAAATACAGTAGAAGGCCTTAAAGGCATAGCCTCAAACTCGTTCATATCAGGCAATTGAAGAGCCTGTGTACCATCAGTGTTCAACTGCTTATAATCCCATTTTCCAATAAAAGGTCTGCCTGAGAAGTTCTCCAAATCGTCGATTTGAGCCCCTTGTCTTATTAACCAGCCCTTGTTCCAACGAGGTGCAAGGTTCCTGAACGTCATAATCCTTCCTTCCAAAGGATTAGCATCAATAGCATTAACGTTCATATCAACACCGCCATCAGGGCCGGCAGGAGTAACGTTCTGATACTTGTGACGACCATCAATATCAAGCTTAATATTCATACGACCAAGTTGGGTGTCACGAAGAATCTCTGGGCCCAACTCAGTGGACCCAGGAACACCCCTAAAGGCAAAAATGCCTTCGGGGTAATACCCGGTAAGAGCCAAATCATAAATAATCTTGTTAAGCCCGGTATTATCATCAGCAGGAGCACCATCGATAACTACTGGATTACCAGTAGGTGCAGCCGTGGTACCAGTGTTATAAACGATACCGTTAAAAGACGTATCGTTTACTAAATCGATATCAACATATTTACTGGCAGACGACGCACTACCAGAAATATTTTCATCACGCATAAAATTCAATTGAATGCGTGTTAAAAAAGAAGAAGGCACAGGGGCCTCCTTGTCTGAACGAGTATCGTTAAGCCTCTTTAGCATATTAGCAATAATGCCTTCAGCAACTAAAGAGAAAAAGTAGTATTCAGACTGAATACTATTAGCGCCAATCCATTGGCGACTAGCGGTAGAAACCTGCCCAAACTGGCGACGCCGGATTCTGGATCCGGGCTTAGCCATCTTGACAGGTTTAGACGCGATCAACACGCCAGAGTAGGCCCCGATCTTAGTACGGGACCCACCAACCCTACGCTTCTTAGCAGAAGTGCGAGGTTTAGCCTTCCCAGAACGCGTGCGTTTAGTGCCCACGGTCTTACGTAGATGTTGAGCGGCTCTCGTCGCTAACATCCCCATCGCCGCCGCCCCGCGGAAGCGGCCGCCCCTCATCAGAGGGCCGTATCTCTGGCGTCTCACCACCTGGTAAGGCATTCTTAATTTTTGTACAGCAGATAGCTTTAACCCAAATTGAAACGTGCGGCACCTTTGGCATGCGCACGTAGTAATGGCGTCATTTTAAAAAATAACGCAATAAGTGGAGGTAATACTATACTCCACTTATTTTCACTTCCCTAAACGTTTTTAGGCGGGCCCAAAACGACCAAATAACCTACAGTTATTAAAGACTAATCCGCCATAGGGAGATTATCAGACATGCCGATTGGCCGGGACTGGTTCGGCAATTACCCAACGGCTATTTTTAGTCATATTTAAGGGGCGAAAATTCCAAAAATCGATCATTAATTTACCGCTCCCCCTACAAACAAAATGCCGTCAGCCATACATTTCCAAATTACCGTTAACAATCACACCGAGGCGGTGCTCGAACGGTTTAAAAATTTAGTAGCCGTTAGAATTACTAACAAAACCAGGTGTACCTTTGTTGCCTGTCAAGAAGAGATTGGCGCCAACGGTACTGACCATATTCAAGGTTATGTGCAATTAAGTCATAAATTTGACGCTAAAAAATTTACTGACTGGATAGAGGACAAACTAGGCGTGCGTCCTCACGTTGAACCTTGCCGCGGTTCCTCTGAATCGAACGTCGATTACTGCAGCAAGTGGGATACCCGCAAGACGGGTACCGAGGCTTATACCAACGGCGTCTACGAAGCATACGCGGCCGCGGCACAAACCCAAGGTCAGAGGACTG